AAATCCTCAGTTGATACAGCAGGCTATCGAGGCTGAACGTGAGCGTGGATTACTAGAACAGGCTAAGTTAACCCCTCAGCAGATTATTAATCTTGGTGCTGCTAGATCAGGCCAGCAAATGGGTCAGGCCTTGGGCGGCGTTGTCAATACTTTATTTGGTCTGCCTTCGGTGCAGGACCCAAGGCTACAGCAGGCACAGTTGGGACAACAAGCCTACCAAGAAGCCTTACAGGCCTCAGGTGGCGATGCTTCTTCACCAGATTTCTTTAAGAAGTTATCAGACTCTGCGGCTAAATTAGGTGTAACTACATTGGCTCAACAGGCTGCTGTGCAAGCTGCTAAGTTAGAGGCTGAGCAGATGCAGGGCTTTCAGAGAAAGGCTGCTGGTATAGCGTCCTTGGCTCAAGCAACTAGAGAGAAACAAGCTGGCGCCTTAGATCAGGCAAGAAATGTTATGTTTGAGTTAGGTGTTAAAGACCCAGCAACATTGACAAAAGAAGAGATAGCAAAATTAAATGTTGCAAGAGAAGTATTAAAACTTGCAAGTCCGGGTGCAACTATCAATGTTGGTGATAAATCTGCTGATGTTGCTGCTGGAAAAATAGTCGGAGAAGCACAAGCAACAATTGATAATAAGTATTCAGCAATTACAAGCCTAAAGAGTGCTAGAGCTTTACTAGACAAAGGCATCTATGCTGGGCCATATGCCCCGCTTGCTCAAGGAGCAGCTAAATATTCTGGTGGTTTAATTGGCGACCGCAAGAAAGTTATTAACACTGAGACTTTCTTAAGTGAGATTGGAAATACAGTTATTCCAAGATTGCAAGAGTTTGGGGGTAACGACTCTGTAGAAGAATTAAAATATCTTCGTGATGTACAGGGCGGTAGAATTGACTTAGAACCAGAAACTCTTAGAAATATTTTAAACGCTGCTGAAAAGAAAATAAACGAAGGAATTGAAAGACTTAAATTGCAGTCACAAGCAATTGAAAGAGGAAAACCACTTCCGCTTGGAGAAGTTAAAGTTCCGAAAACACCAAAAACAACACAAAGAACTACTAAAAGCGGAACTACTTACCAAATTATTGAGGATTAATTATGCCTACCTATGTAATTGGTGGAAAAAAGATTAAGACAGAGACAGAACTTAACGAGTCTCAGATTGATGAAATAGCAAGTTCTTTAGGTGTTGCTAAAGAGCAGCCTAGTGTTGCTGCGCCGTCTAGCGGGTTTCTAATGGGAATTAAAGATCCTATTAGTGCCGGCGCTCAACTATTGCCTAGAGGATTAGAGCAGGTTACTTCTCTTGGTGGATTAGCACCAAACCCAGTTAGTCGTTTTTTTGGTTCTGAGGCGCAACGAGTTGATGAGATGGTCAGAGCAGAAGAAGCCGCTTATCAACAACAAAGAGCAGCGCAAGGGGAAACAGGCTTTGACATTGGTCGTTTAGGTGGAAATATTGTAAATCCTGCAAATATTGCAGTTGGTGTAAGAGCCGCACAAGCAGGAAGAGCCGCTGGACTTACTAATGTTGGTGCTGGAGCAGCCGCTGGAGCAGCTACTGGGGCATTACAACCAGTAGTTGGAGAAGAGTTTGCCGGTGAAAAAGCATCTCAAATTGGTCTAGGCGCTGTTGGTGGCGCTGTTGGTGAAAAAGTTGCTGCCGGTGTTGGAAGGGTAGCAAAACCTTTGGTATCTAAAGCAGAGCAAACAATGCGGGATTTAGGTATTGTGCCTACGCCAGGGCAGGTATTAGGTGGTCGTTTTAAGTCTGCTGAAGAATTTGCACAGAATCTTCCTTTAGTTGGTAGTCAGATTGAAAACGCCCGTCAAAAAACAATCTTTAATTTCAACAAAGGCGTTATTAACAAAGCACTAAATAAAGTTGGGACACAGTTACCCGATGACGTTGTTGGCAGGGACGCTGTTGCTTTTGCAACTGATGAGGTGTCTAAGAAATATGATGATGTCTTGTCTAAGATGTCATTTAAGTTAGATTTTAAGACCACTAGCGACATTCTTGGCTCACTCAGTAAAGCTAACTTACCATCTCCAGGCCAGAGAGAGACTGTGCAGGGAGTTGTAAACAACATAATGCTAAGTAAGTTTCCCGCTAATAGTCAACTAACAGGCACTAATATTAAAGCCATAGAATCTGATCTTCGGAAAGAGGCTTTAAATTATCTTAATAGTGCGTCTGCTAGCGATAGGCAAATTGGAGAGGCGCTACAAGGCGTTCTTGGTGTGTTTAAAAAAGAAATTGGCTATCAGAATCCAAAACTTACACCCGAACTTCGTAGAGTTGACAGCGCCTTTGGGGATTTGGCAATTATGAAAATTGCTGCTGCAAACTCTGGGGCAGAAAACGGGGTGTTTTCTCCAAAACAATATCAAGTAGCTGTGAGGCAAGCAGACCTAAGCCGTAAAAAGGCAAGGTTTGCGGAAGGTAGAGCAAGAGGACAGGTTGACGCAGACGCAGCTCTAAAGATTCTTGGAGAAGATGCAAAGTCTACTTTGGAAGGCCGTTTAGCAGCGCAGGTTGGAGGCGGTATAACTGTTTTATCTAATCCGGCTATTGGTGTGCCTACGGCGTTTGGAATATCGGGGGTGTACTCTCCATTAGGATTACAGGTAAGCGACTTACTTCTTAGATCAAGGCCAGAAATTGTTAAACAATTCGGAGACTTAGTGCAAAAACAATCCGCTGAAATAGGCGGTATTGGAGCACCGCAGACTTTATTTGGTTACAACCGAGCAGATAGACTGCCGGAGTAACTATGAGCGAACCAGTCACTCAAGTTGCCAAGGCTGCTGTCGCTGGCATCAAAGAGGCATTGGCGGTAGGCAAGGAACTGGAGTCAGTCACCAAGGACATCCAAGAACTTGGCAAGGCTGATGTGCAGGCCAGAGCCGCCTTTCGCAAGAAGCAGCTAAACAGGCCCAAAGATACCTCTGTGTTCTCTGCCGTTGAAGAATGGCGTGGAGTCTACGAAATTAAGAAGATAGAAGAAGAACTCAAACACGACATCATCGAGAAGCACGGTCATGCTGCCTGGGCTGAGATAGAAGTCATTAAAGAGCGCATCTTAAAAGATAATAAAAACCTAACTGATGAGTACGGCAGAGACCTAAAGAAACTGGCTGAACTGAAGCTGTATTGCTTCTTAGCTGCTTTGGTTCTAGTTAGCTTTGCCTATGTAGTCGGTTATAAACCCTAAGGAACCCTATGCTATCCCTTATATCATCCGCTATCGGCTTCTTTGCTTCTGGACTGCCACAGGTACTGAACTTCTTCCAAGACAGGGCAGATAAGGCTCAGGAACTTAAACTAGCCCAGATGCAGACTGAGCGTGAACTGGCACTGGCAGAGAGGGGCTTTTTAGCCCAACAGAAGGTCGAAGAGATCAGGACAGACCAGATTGCCCTCCAGACCGATGCAGACCGCCAGGGAGCCGCTTTAGAGCACGACAAGGCTATTATGAACAACGCCTCTAAGTGGGTTGTTAATCTGAATGGCATCGTAAGGCCTGCTGTGACCTTTATCTTTGTGCTAGAACTGGTTTTAATCAATATTGGTCTAACCTACTTCCTGCTACAGGGCGGGTTAGGCAGTATGAACGTAGAGCAGTTTATCGCAGCTACGGATGTTATCTTCTCTGAAGATGAGATGGCTTTACTGTCAGGAATCATTGCTTTCTGGTTTGGTTCTCGTCAGTGGGGCAAGAAGTGAATGTATCAAAAGAGTGTATAGAGGGCATCAAAAAGGATGAAGGAGTTAGATTTCGTCCCTACCGCTGTCCGGCTATATTGTGGACTGTTGGCGTTGGTCATGTTATTGACCCTAATCATATAAAGGTAAAATTAGATGAACGTAAAGGACTTGCAATCCCTGATGGGTGGGATCGAACTCTCACAATGGACGAAGTCAATGCAATCTTGGCAGCAGACTTGTCTCTCTTTGAACGAGGCGTACTTAGACTATGCCCTCAAGGACTTACCCAAGGCCGCTTTGACGCATTGGTCAGCTTTAGCTTCAATGTTGGACTCGGCAATCTACAAAGGTCAACAATCCGCATGAAGCATAACCGTGGCGACTTTGAAGGCGCTGCGGAGGCTTTTATGGCATGGACAAAGGCTGGTGGTAGGGAACTCCCCGGCCTTGTCAAACGCCGTAAGCACGAAAGAGAGATGTACGAGAAAGAATAAAAAAAGAGCCTCCGAAGAGGCCCGTTAAGTACTACACCCTAGACTACCAAAAAACCATTATTCTGAGGATGAACAGGTCAATGACGACACAGTGTTCCTCTTCAAAGTCATCAACGTATTCAAACCCCAACATACAACCACCAATGATGTGCAGTAATACTGTCATGTTCTATTTCCTTTTGATCGATTTTCGTGTTTAGGTATTACAGCCCAGTTTTTATACCAGTGAAGACCGCAAACATTCTTTCCCTGAAGAGGAACTATGTGGTCAACCTCATAATCAATTCCAAGCAGTTTCTTTCGTAATTTACACAACTCATAAGCCTCTTTTAAAACAAAAGCATCAAAAGAATTATACCAATTAGGGATTGCTTGAAGGGTTTTCGCCCTACGTTGTGCTTTTCTAACAAAGTAACTTTCTTTATTTCTTTTGTAATAATCTTTTCTTGCTTCTTTTTCCTGATCGTGTTTGCTTAAATATAAGTTCCTTCTTTTATCAGAATTGTATATTTTTGCGTCTTTAGCGGCTTTGCACTTTTTACAAAAAGAACGATAGCCAGCTTCTTTCCCTCCTCTTTTGTTGAAAAGAGAAAGAGACTTTTCTTCTTTACAAAGAGAACAAATCTTAGATTTCACAATGTCCCGCTACGCACGCCAATGTTTGAGCGCCTTCAACATTATCATCATGCTCTACTAAAGAATCCCAATCAATATCTGGCGGCATTCTTAAAAGCATTTCATCATAATCTTGTTTGCTACACTCTTCGTAGGGGGCTTGTCGATAAGTACCGCCGTCCCAAGGCAGAAAACTAACACCAGATAGTTCGTCAAAGTGCTTCCAGACCCATGCCCCAACATCCATCCACTCGTGCTCTTTTACGGAAATCGTAACTGACGGTTTATGTTCGCAAAAGTGCCGCTGATACATCATCCAAACATCGAGGTGCTCAATTGCTGTTTC